ATCTATCACGATGTTGAATCAGTGATAGATATGAAGGAGGACCCCCTTGTCCGCCGAGGACAAAGCAAGAACTACGAGGCATCTAGCCGAGTGAAGCTGAATCGGTTCTACGAGTTGTGGATGCAGTTTCCTATTGAGGGACCTCGGAAACCGCCGGTGTCGATTGTCGTTACATACCACCGACCGACTAAGACGATCATGCGGTGCATCTACAATCCGCGGTTCACGGGTGGGACCCCGTTTGTCAAGACCCGATTCGTAGAACTACGGGGAAGCAAGAGCGAGGGATATGGGATCGCCGATCAGCTCAAGTTCATGCAGGAGGAAGTATCGACGATCCACTGCCAGCAGCTTGATAACGCTACCCTGGCGAACACGCGGTGGTTCCTTGGGAAGCGAGGAGTTGTCAAGGCGGATACTCGCATTTGGCCCGGTCGGTTTCTCACAACTCCTAATCCAGAATCCGATATCAAGGTCATGCAGATGGGTGAAGTTTATAACTCGATGCGTGAACTTGAAGTCTCCGTGATGGCGTATGCAGAACGACGATCCGGTATTAGTGATTACTCTCTTGGGCGCGAATCATCTGTTATCGGTGATCGAGCCACGGCTACGGGAACTCTTGCAATCATACAGGAAGGAAACCGGCGCTTTGACCTCAACGTTAGAGATATGCGTGAGAGTTACGGACTCGTCGGCCGAATGCTATTCGAACTCAACCATCAATATAGACCAAAAGGTCTATCATATATCACGCAAGGACCCACTGGAGCCCTGACTGAGTTCGCCTTCGACATGCCGGACGAGATCATCTCGAACATGCTCGGGTTCGAGTTGACGGCCTCGAGCGCGACGATCAACAAACAGGTGGAACAAGCAGGGCTGTTGCAACTGTTGCAGATCCTGACTCAGAATATGCAGGCAGGTCAACAGGCGGCGATGTTACTCGCAAATCCGCAGATCCCCCCACAGGTGAAGGATTACACAGCTCAATACATGGAATCCCTGACAGAGCTAGTAAAGCGGACCATGAGGACGTTCGATCAGCCGCCGGTTGATCTGCCCGATATAATGCAGTCCATGACGATGGGAGGGCCTCAAATTGGTGGACCTCAGGGAGCACAGCCTCAAGGAGCTATGGGAGGCCCTCCAGGAGCCGGCGGCCCGAGCTTACCAGGACCTGCTGGTCCACCTCCGCCTGCAGGCAATGGAGGAGCTCCTGGAGTCGGTTGATTGGCCTCAGTTCCTAGAAACGCGAGCCGGAATCCGGGTCATCGATAAATTGCTAGACCTGCGGCACGATGCTGCTGCGGAGGTAGTGGAGCAGGAAGATGCCAGACGACACGACAGCGAAGAGTGAGGCGCCAGCGGCCCCGGCGCCGACGGTCGAATCTCTACAGGCGGAGCTAAAGACCACACGCGAGCGAGCTGATGTTGCAGCCAAAGATGCGGACCAGGCGAAGCGATATCTGGTCGATTTGGTCTCTCGAATCGGCCAGGATAACCGGGTCCAGCAGCAACAGCAGGAGCAGCCCGCGCAGGATGCCTCGCCTGATGAACTGCTCGAGGAATTCAAGAACAACCCGGTAGGGTTGTTGGACCGACACTTCGCCGCGCGGATGGGACCGATTCTCCACGATCACCTGGATGATCGAGCAAAGCTGAACCGACAGTACTTCATCGATCAGAACAAAGATGATTGGGCCGAGTATGGCGATGAAGTTGAGGCATTCATGCAGCCCATGAGCATGAGTACGAAAAGCCGTCAGGGCTCTTGGCAGGAGGCGATGAACTTCGTCAAGGCGAAGCACATCGATGCGATTGTGGACAAACGCATCAAGACCCGGGACGAGGCCGAGAAGAAGACGCTGGTCGAGGGCCGCGGCGGGTTCTCCAATCGCCGGCCCGTAGGGACGTATCGGCTAACGGATGACGAGAAAGCCGTTGCTAAGGGCTTCGGGATGAGCGAGAAAGAGTGGATCGCGAACAAAACCGCGTTCGAGAGGGGTGAGGCCGATGAGTATTGAGCTGTTGGTCGATGAACTGGATCAGGACCAATTTAGCCCGTTTGAAGTCAAAAACCCGAAGCCTGGTTACCGATATCGCTTCCTCAATATCAATGAGCGGAACATCGCTCAGAAGAAAGCTATCGGGTACGAGATTGTGGGGAGCGATGACAAGGAGAACGAGCAGATCATCATCAACGAAACAACCCCCATCAAAAAAGGGGCGCAGCTAGATACTACTCGTCGCTTTAGCGATGTGGTTCTCGCCAGGATTCCTGAGGAGAAGTACCAGCGGATCGTACGGCGCAATGAGCTGTTGAAGGAACGGCGTTCGATGAACACCGTTTTGAATCAATTGAGGAGCGAGGTCCCAGGGGCTTATGAGGAGAAGAGCAAGGGCTCTTACTCGGGACAGATGACGGAAAGCCAATTCAGCGAATCGATTACCAGAAGCTCGAAGGAGTAAGGGGATGCTTCAGGTCGCACAATCAACTACCGGAGGGCCGCCGTTCCTGGATACCAGGATGGAAGCGGCACTCCAGACATTCGAGGTTGGGGCGCCGCTCACGTTTGCCCTGGCAACCGGGATGGCCGAGGCGGCAGCCGCAGGTCCGTTCACCGGGTTCGCTGCGGAGCCGGGGCACAACTACGCAACGCATGCTGTCGGTAACAATGTGATGTACATCACCAACACCGATGACGTGACGATGCAGTCGGTGATGAAGGGCGCGCAGAAGACCGATCTGATCGTTGGTGATACATACAATCTGATCAAGGACGCTGCCCTAGGGTGGATCGTGGATAGCACCTCGCAGGGCGCGGCTGGGACCTGTATCATCACGGCTATCGGGCCCTATGCGCCTCTAGCACAGTTGCAGACGGTGATCTTCAGGCTTGCGTCTACAACTCGAACCGCGGCGGGGAACTGAGCGATGGCGGCGGTAACTGGTGCGTTTAGTAGGTTACTCGTACCTGGCGTACGGAATGTGTTCTTCTTGTACAAGAAGGATGCTCCAACCGAGTACGAGAGGATATTCACGGTTCAAACTTCCAGTAGGAACTGGGAAGAGAATCTCGAGGTGGCTGCGCTGGGTGTGCAGCCCTTGAAGCCTCAGGGTAGTCCGATCGTCTACCAAGACATGCTGCAGGGCGAACCGAAGCGGTTCACCCACCTGACCTTCGGCATGGGCTTCCGAGCTTCGGAAGAGATGCTCGAGGACGATCTGTACGATGTAATCAAGAAGAACAGTCGGGCGTTGAAGCGTTCCGCTCTCGTGGCTCGAGAGATTCTCTGCTTCAACATCTTGAACAACAGCTTCACCACTGAGTACGGCTTCCCGAAGAAGGGCGTGTTGCAGCCCCTGGTCTCGACAACGCATACCCTCCTGGGTGGCGGAACCCTCGCCAACCGACCAGCCAACGATGTTGACATCTCGTACGCTGCCCTCGAGGCCGCGATCCTGAACTTCAACACGATGGTGGACGATCAGCGGTTGCCGATCGACATGGAACCGAAGACCCTTCTGTTCCACCCGAGCGATCTGTTCTTGGTCACCGAGTTGCTCGAGTCCGAGTACCGTCCTTTCACTGCGAACAACGAGGTGAACCCGCTCAAGGGTCGCTTGACCCCGATCTGGTCGCGGTACTTGACGGACCCCGACGCATGGTGGGTCCTGACCGAGAAAGACGAGGATAGCTTGCTGATGTACAATCGCCGAGAGATCACCCTCCAGAACGGCGACGACTTCGACACCGGTGACGCAAAGTTCAAGTGCACTCAGCGTATCAGCGCAGGGTGCTCCGAGTGGAGGAATCTGTACGGATCGTCTGGGGGTGCGTGATGATCAACTACCCCCGCAAGGTTAGTTCGGTTGGAACGGAGCGTGGCGTTTGTGGGCTCATGATCCAATCGAAGCTGAACACTTGCGGAACTCTGGTGCTCAGCAGGCGTGGTGGGGCCAGTCCGAACTGGCCCTCTCCGAACCCTCCACATGAGTATTACATCTACCTCGACGGCACGACTACTCTGACGCCGAGGATCGGTGGAGTCACACAGTTCACCACTACCCCCAGCGGGGGTGGTGCCTTGGGGGCCGCGACTGTTCCTCAAACCCTATGGGATGGCTCTCGGGTCCGTGGGATAACGACCTACGGATCCGAGCGCCAGGCTAGCTCCGTAAAGGTTTGCGGGCCGGCGCAGGTAACTGTCAACCAAAACTTGCCCGCGTTCGGGATCATGTACAGTGCGGCGTCTGCCGTGATGTACTTCTATGTAACGGAGCCCGCCGGTGCGCTGTGCTATGGAGACGAAACTGCCTGGTCGGCCGGCAGTGCAACGAACTTACTTGGCACATCACCGGCGGGTTCTGGTTCGCTGGGCAACTATCGAGATGGTCGCACAGTGTTCGGGAATGATGATGGTGGTGAAGCTCTTGTCATCGAATCGGGTGGCAAGAGCGGAGCGCTGATTCTAGCATCGGGCGACCACACAACGGCGGTGGCACTGTATATCGATGCAACTAACACACCGAAGTTCGACACCGCGCAGAACTGGCTAACGTATGCGCTGTCGTGAGGTAAGCCATGCTACACCAGTATAGAATCAAACTCAACTCTGGTGCTACGGCGACCGTGGATGGTCGATCTGCGATCCCGGTGTCGATTTATATGGCCGCTGGGACAGTTACAATCGCTGGTGGGACAGATCGAGCTGGACCTTGGTCCACACCGATAGCTCAGACGGCTCCGGTGGGGGCCGTCACAACTATCGATCCTACGAAGTGTCCAGTGTCCCCGTGGTACCAGGTAACGACCACTGGCGGAGCCGGGACTCTCATTATGCAGGAACGGATATCGCAAGGTCTTCCGTTCGGAGCAGAGTGATGCCAGCAAAGAGCAAAGCTCAGCAGCATTTCATGGGAATGAAGTACGCGCAAGCGAAGAAATCATCTTCGGGCAAAGCCAGCATGGATGGCTCGACGATGACAAAGGCTCAACTGAAAGACTTCGCTGGTACAAAGACAAAGGGCCTTCCCGCGCATGTCAAGAAAAAGAAATAGGCTGCCGAGGATTTTCATTTCCTGAAAATTCGCATGAGCGTATACAACCGCTACGCTAGAAGCTCTTGGGCAACTTGCACGATCTGCGGGGAAGATTTCCCTCAAGTGGAGATGACCCGGCATTTCAGGTATAAAGTGCTGGTCGATGACAAGTGCGCCGACGAGCTATCGCACAGCGATTATATGGAAGCCCTGCGGTTGCCAGATCTCGAGAGGCCGTTCCCAACTCAACAGCAGGTGCCTGACCAAGGGAAGAAAACTCCTGATCCACCTTTCACCCTCAATGCGGGCCAGTTGGACAAAGATCCACTGGAGCTTTCGCCTGGCCCTAGGACAGGACAACCACCGCAATGAGCTACATAAGACCGACGAAACCTGGTAACGCTCAGCAGTACGTGGACATGGTGTCCGCCGGCTATCCAACGCTGATGGCCTCGACGCTGGATGATGATTTCAATGTGCTGTATGATGCGCTTAACCGATCTTATCTGTCCACCATTATAACCGGTGGGGTGCCTCCCACCAGTCCCGCGCCAGTGCCGGGAACCATGTGGTGGCGTCCAACGGATGGAAATCTGTTTATCTACTATGATGATGGGAACTCACAGCAGTGGGTTCCCGCGGTATCGACTGTCGCCACAGTTGCATACGCGGTCCCTGGGGGACCTGCGGGCGGGGACCTCGCAGGCACTTATCCGAATCCTACGATTAGAACCGACTATGCATGTCCGCCATCCGGCGCTGCTGGTGGTGCCCTTACAGGCACGTATCCGAATCCCGGGGCTGATTACACTAAGCTAACTAATGCTCCCTGGACGGACAATGGTACCGCGCTCACGCCTACAGCGGTTGCGCGGAACATCGCGGTTCCAGGGGGCGCCGCGGCTACCGGCTCGGCGTTGCTTACCTTGGGTAGCAACGCAATGAAGGGTCGGCTGCAAACAGATAACACGGCGGCGATACCGTGGGTCGCCTTGTCGATAAACCGGAATGTGGTCTCGGGGGTGCAGGACGATTCAACTAAGTCGTCATGGAATTGTACACTGGGCGGCAGCGGGGATGCCACCACAATCGGACGCACACCGGGAGGTGGCACTCCCTCGAACTTCCTGACACTCGACAACCAGGCTCATCTGACGCTTAATTCGCCGTATACCGGTGGCTCCCTCGAGATGCTAACGTTGGGGTGTGCCTATACCCCCACCAAGATGCATTTCACTGTTATAGGTGCTGGGCAGTCGGCGTGGACGTCGAATGGAAGTTTCACTGCCGTTGATGATAGTAATCGTGCATCGTGGCTAATCAATCTGGGTGGCTCCGATTCAAGCTGGATTGGGCGTGCCATTGCGGGTAGCACAACGTACACGAATCTATTCAACTTCAATAACAACGGGGATCTCGCACTTAATGCCCAGGATGCCGGATTTGCAACTCTTTATGTGATGGGATACGGGCAAGTATCGGGAGGTGTCCTTAATACGGGCCTAGCCCGGGGCACCCATGCATCACCTACTACACCGGCGTCCGGAGATATCCTTGGCAAGCACGCAGCTTCAGGATGGTCTGGAGGATTCCAGACACGAGCCCTGTTGCAATTCAATGCTTCAGAAGCATGGTCAGGCACGGCACAGGGCACCTCGGCGTACATCTATACAACCTTGAACGGTACGACCACAATGAACTCGTACCTCAACGTTGCACCTGATGGGAGTCTTTACATCACAGGAACCATCGCACAGAAGCCAGGCAGCACGTCATGGGTTAATCCCTCTGATATTCGACTGAAGAAGGGTGTCGAGCCTTATAGCCCTGGCCTCGAGGCGATTTGCAAGCTTGAGCCTATCAAATTCTTTTACAATGGAATCAACGGATTGCCGACGGATGTACGGTGCTATGGGTTAGATGCCGATGCTGTTGAGCCCATCTTCCCGGAATGTGTGGTTAAGGGCGAGTACAAGGGCCTTGATGTAAGTCCGATTCTGTTTGCGTTGATCAACGCGGTCAAAGAACTTGCTGCGAAGGTCAAGTAATGGCTACCATCGACTTTCCAAATAACCCGACGCAAGGACAGAGCTTCACGGGCCAGAACGGCGCTGTCTATATGTGGGACGGCGCCGTTTGGGTACTGACGGCAACGGTTGCCGGGAACAATCCTATCGGCCCTGCGGGTGGGGATCTGGCGGGAACCTACCCGAATCCGACGATCAAAGGTGGCGCTGTTAGCCGGGCGAAAACTGCTGCTGATCTGTGGCTTTCGCCGATACCCGGAGCGGGTGATGTAGGAAAGACTCTGGTGGTACAGGCTGGTCCCGTACTTGCCTATGGAGTTACGGGAGCCGGTGGAGCCCCTAGTGGCCCCGCAGGGGGATCACTGGCGGGCTCGTATCCTAACCCTACCCTATCGCTGACGGGTGCAGCCGCGGGTTCGTATGGAACTGCGACTGCGGTTCCGCAGATCACTGTTACAGCCGAGGGTCGTCTGACGGCCGCTTCTAGCGTAGCTATAGCGTTCCCAGCTATTCCAACTTCGTTGCCACCCAGCGGTGCAGCCGGTGGAGATCTGAATGGATCGACGTATCCAAATCCTACGATAGCCGGCGGAGCCGTCACTCGAGCCAAGACAGCGAGCGACCTGTGGCTAGCGCCGGTTCCCACCGCGGGGAACGTCGGCCAAGTACTGACTGTAGCAGCGGGACCAGCTCTTAGCTGGGGAACGCCAGGTGCCGGTGTAGCTGGATCATCGTACTGCCAGGTCAGTGGATCCGGGAGTCTTACCAACGCGACTGAATCAACCCTTACATGGACAGTTGAGAAGAACGTCGGGAATATGTGGGACAGCGGCCAGAACGTGTTCCGCATTCAGGTTGCTGGGTTTTATGTCTTTGGTGGCGTTGTGAGCTTCCAAAATAGTGGGACTGGCACCCGGCGGGTGATTCTGTACGAGGGCGGTAACCTTGCTGCGGTTGGTCAGATGTCAGCCCCTGGAAGCTACATCGTACAGCATGGCATTACAGCGTCAGCCGCTATGTACTGCGCGGTATCGGATACCGTTCAGATGACCGTGTTTCAGGATTGCGGCAGCACCATGACGACGATGCCGCCGACTCGTGCTTGGATTTGCCGGTTAGCTTGATGGCCGAGATCATTATATCCCCGCTGCCTCGGTTGACACGCCCTAATGATATGATCATTTGGGCCAAGGATTTGATAGATCGGTTGCAGTTCCGATTCGACCAAGTTGCCTCGGTGGGTGGCCCTGCGGGACCACAAGGCCCCCAAGGTCCCGCTGGTCCTCAGGGTCCGGCTGGGGCGACAGGTGCCACGGGACCTCAAGGCGCGACGGGTGCTACTGGTCCTCAGGGGGCCACAGGTGCTACTGGAGCAACGGGTCCAACGGGACCCACTGGTCCAGGGGTACCTGTCGGTGGTACCGCGGGCCAAATACTTGCGAAGAATACAGCAACGGACTTCGATACCCACTGGATCGCGGCCGCCTCTGGCGGCGCTATCACATCAGTAGGCCCAGCTCCACCGGCGTCACCATCTGTTGGACAGATGTGGTGGCGGAATGATCCCGATGGTACACTTTACATCTGGTACAACGATGGAACCTCGTCGCAGTGGGTACCTGCTACCCCGCAATCGAGCTACCCGGCAGGCCCCGCTGGAGGTGCGTTGACGGGAAACTACCCGAATCCAGGACTCAATGCGGCAGCATTGCCGTGGACTGACACGGGCACAGTTCTCACACCGACTACAGCTAATCGAAAGATTTCGATGGCCGGGGTCGCGGGCACCTACGACGATGTCATGGTGTTTGCAACTGCCGCGCAGACGGTGAAGGGCCATCTGATCGGCGCGCAGGGAGCGACGACCGTTGGTCGCGTTGGGCTGCGGAGTAACGTCAACACGCTTGGCACCATTGTCGATGATGCAACCAAGGTGATGTGGTCGCTCGAGCTGGGCGAACTCGACACGGACCAGCTCCTGGTGCAGCGATCTCCGGCTGGTTCCTTACCTGCGTGGGCACAGCTTTTGACACTCAGTAGTACTGGTAACTTTAATGTCGCCGGGACGATGACGGCGGGGGCGTCGATCAACGCTCGTGTGTACCGCTCGGGATCACAAAGTTGCGCCTCTGGAGGTTGGACAATTCTTACTTGGGATTCAGTGAGCCAGAACAACGGTGGCTTCTGGAATGCTGGTACGCCGAATCGACTGACCGTGCCCGCAGGAGGTGCGGGTTTATATGTGTTTGGGTGCGGTCAAGAGGTTGGTACCGCCGCCGGCTCGACTGCGGGCCGCATGATCCTTGCTATGCTCGTGAACGGCGGTGAGGTCTACGCCGCACAGGATTTCTACCGGGCTCCGGCATCCGATTGGGCGCGTGCATCTACCGTGGGCGTCTTTCGGCTCAATGCGGGCGATTACGTTGGTGCTCAAGTCTACAACCTAAACAGCCTTGCGATTACGGCTAACAATTCAGCGCACCTGTGGATCGCACGGATCGCGTAACATGGCGGTACTCGACTTCCCCAACAGCCCCACGGTCGGCCAGCAGTTCGCGGCCTCGAACGGGGCGCTCTATTCCTGGGACGGGACGGTGTGGGCGAGCCAGCCGCAGCAACAGGCGGTGTACATCGGCGCGACGCCACCTGTATCTCCACCGACGGGCGAGATGTGGTGGCGCTCCGATCCCGATCAGAACCTCTACCTCTACTACGACGACGGGACGAGCAAGCAGTGGGTGCAGGCGGTGCCCGTGCCGCCGAATCTGTGGTCGGTTGTTGGGGGGAATCTCCAGCCGCAGGATGCGACGAAGACCGTCAGCGTGCCTGGTGGGGCGGCCGGGGCTGGGACGGCGTCGGTCATTCTCGGCTCGAATACGCCGAAGTGCCGCTTGGAAACTGGAAATACCGCTGCGTCGCCGTGGCTCGTCATGAGTGCCAACAAAAGCAATGTGACCGGCGCCCAGGACGACGCGAGTAAGGTATCATGGGAGGCATTGCTCCGCTGCGACACCGACCAATTCGTCGTGCGGCGCACGCCGGCTGGTGGATCATTCGCCAATCTGCTGCTGGTCGACAACGTGGGCCATCTCACCTTCAAGGCGATGGCGTGC